CGTTGGGCAGTGATAGCACTACCACCCACACCAGCATTGATATAGAGTGCTTTCCTATATGCTGAGGTGTTGGAATCCACAAACGATTGATTGTGGGTGTCCAGAGCATAGGCAGTGTACTCCATGGCTGGGTCCCTAACAACTCTAACATGATTTAATACTCCAACAGAAGCTGCATTAACTGTCCATTCCATTGATCCTCTAACACCCACAAAACACATCATAGTCCAAGTAATTGGATTTAGTGAAACGTAGTTGAATTGGAAAAATGAGGCAGTAGTAATGAGACCTCTTGCGGTATTAATTCCCGCCGGGTCATACCCGTAATGAGGCGGAAATTTAAACCAGATCTCACTGAGCGTCTGATCAGAGCTTGCCGTATCATTCCCCACTCTCCAAGAACGCACATAGTACTTCCTATGGAGGAGGGATCGAAGAGTTGAAACTCTCTCACCAAAATTGATTAGGTACTGCTCATCTGGGAGAGAGTGGACTTTGCCAGCCACAACTGATTGTGGCTTATCTCCTTGGGTCCCCTCTTTATGAGGGAATTCTGAAGTTTGTGTGACAAACACGCTACTTGGGGCTTTCCACATGCATGGGTTTGCGAATTCCAGATTCTCTGCACCTTTAACAAATACCATCATAGTAATGTTGCTGGTGGATGTTGGACCAGTTAAACCAGTCTGGACTCGCACTGTCAAAGCTCCGTTCATCTTATTGGGATCTAGTGTCCACGTAGGCGTGGCAGAAATAGACCATTGAACAGTGCTTGTAGACCATGCTTGCTCGGTAACGAGCCAAGGAAGGGCTTGGTGATAAGGAACTCGGAATTCAACATCAGTATCTTTTCCAAGGTCGACAACGGCAGTCTGCACAACATTTGCTGTATCAACAGTGTTGAATAGATTAGCGCCGCTATTACCAAGAGGATCCCAAGAAATGCGGACACGTCCCTTGTGATATTGGGTACAGATAAATTTGAAACGAAAGATAATGTCTCCCCTCCAATTGCGAAACATGCGAGAAATCCACGCCTGAGGCGTAGCGTAAAATGCAGTTTGCTGAGTTTGCGATAAAGCCGCAAAGAGACAAGGCGTAACGTTCGTTGAAAACAATATCTTATCTGGGGCGTCAGTCCCAACCCAACCCACTTGTGTCAAGAATGATTCTCTCTGGACAAGTGATCTAATTGAAAGCTCATCCTCTGAGGGAAGACCAACGGTTGACGGATCGATGGTCAATTCATTCTTGGGGTCTAGTGTCAGTTTCTCACCCGGGAATCTAACTTCAGAAGTTGCCATTTGAGGGAATGGCGAGGGTCGATAGCTCCTGATGTCCTCAATAACAGGAGGATTTGAAAATCCGAACATCGAAGATATTCTGGACACGGCAGAAGCACCAATTTGAGCAGCAGTCGCAAAGCGGCCAATGCCTGGTGTATCTTTTAATTTGCCCGCTGCAGCTGCAATAGCAGAAGCAGGTCCAGACACAATGCCAGAAGGATATTCGTCAGTCTGCATTGTTAGCCCAACAGAAGGGCCAGACAATTCTACATCCTCAGCCCATGCATAAATTTGCATGGTAACACCTGCTGAACTCACACCATTAGCACTCTGGAGAGCAGTATATGAAATGAACTCAAGTTTCCCCATGTCAATGAAATCTTGGGACAACTGAGTATTCAACCAATTCTTCTGAAAGAAGAATGGGAGAGTCATTTCACCACCCTCACTGTTTGCTGGGTAAATCCAGAGGTGGGGACGCTGAGAAAGAGGGATTAGATAGTTTTGTGTAATGTCCACAGCTATTGTTGACGGAGTCAAAGTAGGCAATGGTTGGTACGCAGCTATCATAGCCCCATAATAGAAAGGAGAAGCATTGATTAAAACCTTAACCTTAAGGTTACACCTCACAAAAGCAAAGTTGGCAATCTTATTCTTGACGTAAGTGTTGTTAAAGAACAACTGCCAAGGATTAATTGTCAACAAATTGCCAGGGAAATCAGATTCATTCCAAGTGAGGGTACCAATTCGGACAGGTCTGCTCAAGAAATCCTTGAGACTAGACTCTTTCATATTGTCATTGTGTTGTAATCCGTCATTGTAACGGAAGCCAGCATTTGCTCCAGCACTTTCGTCAAGAAATTGGACAGTCTCCTGAGTTAGATGGTCTCCACCATCACTCATTGGATTCATTACCAAATCTCCTGACTGGGTGATAAACTTTGCACGATTGTAACACTGTTCCTCTACCCCGGTGGGGGAGGTGTTACCACTACTGCACTCCTGCAATCTCTTAATATCAGCTGGTATAACTGGATTTGGAGAAGCTGGAGGCGAATCGACATAGATATCAACAGAACTGCAACAATTGCTAGTAAAAAGGTTTTTGAAAATTCGGAAAAAAGGTGGTCGGTCACTATAACCTGGAGTAGGACCCACTACTTCCAGGAGCACAGTTTTCGGATTGGAACCTAGCCAAATCCTTCCCTAAATAGGGACTTCGGGGAGCGCCCCGGCGAGGTAACACATCATATCCACTCTCTGTTTCTCATTGAAAACTGATAAAATAATGGACAGCAGTAACTATATGATGTGGATATCGTTTGGTTTTACAATGGGACCAGATATCAGAGGCCCCATGCCAGCCTAAGCTAGCACCAATAGTCGGCAGCTCCTTCTCTCTTGCGATTGAAGGAGTCTGCCAACTCCGCCCAAGTTGGGAAAGTATGTTCCTCAACATACAATCCTAACTCACATTCTTCAACGAGCTGCCGAAGCATTCGTTTCTTAACTTCAAACACTTCTTGTCCAAAGTGAAAATACGCTCGTACAGCATCACCAATGACAGTAATAGCTGCTTCCTTCCGAGTGATAGATTTACTCTCCACTCCAATCATTAACATTTTAATGATGGAGTCTTCTGGAAGGGGAGCTGTGAAATCCTGCAGATCAGGATCCCAGCGCCAAGAGCGTTTAAGAAAAGTGCATTCATCAATGTGAATGTAAGGGCGGGAAACTTCCTCTTTATCTGCCATAGTGTATGTTATACCTACAGAGGCCAAAACGTTCTGAATGACAGTGTGATTAAACCATGGGCACTCTGGAGAAATTCCCATGATGTTATCATCACCATAAGTCATCAGACTAACATACTTCTTGA